TCTTGAGCAAAACCCAAAGAACCTTTTAGAAGATAATTACCTACATCAATTTTTTCAAATTCAACCGGCTGTTTTCTTGCTTGGTCATTTAATTCTATTGAGTCAGCAAATAGCTTAACGATTGGTGAAGATGACTTAATAAACCCATTTGCATCTACGGTAGTATTTGACTGTGTCCAAAATTTATACCAAGAACTCCATGCTCCCCCTAATTTACGACGAATTGAAGGAGAAATTAATTTAGTGTCTCCTCCATTACCATCGAACGAAATTTGTGTCTGATAATTGGGACCATCAGATCCTAGATTTAATTGTAGTAATGTTTGCCACTGAGAAGTAGTGCCTGAGTTCGTCCAAGTTTGCCCAGAATAAATACCACTCGGTAAGTTTGCAGTATTTAAATCAATACTATTCGTAGCCTGTAGAGTGTTTAATCCTAGACCAAAATTATTGTAAGTTTTACCAGTACGATAAATATCGCCACCAGGAGAAATAAAAAGGTTTGCAGCTTCATTTCCAGAGGTGGTTTGACTAAATGTTGGTAAAGAGCGAAGCTTACTATTAAAGATAGTTGTATTTGCTGTCACATTTAAAATGCCCGCTCCCGCATTAGCCGTATCACCGCCTGTAGCAAGCAACCGAACATCGTAATCAGTAGGAGCTCCAGATGTGTGAAAATCAATAAAAGTATTGCCCGCTACTGAGAGTGATCCCATTTCTACCGCAGTGGTGGCTGAGCTTGTTGATGTACCTAAATCTAATCGTTGTACCCCCTGACAGTTAACAATAACACCTGTCACACCAATTACATTTCCATCTGCATTTCCAATATTGGCTGCAGCAGCTGTACCTGCACCTTGAACTTGAGAAAGCTGTGGATTTAAGTTTGGAATACCCGAGGCAAATGGCAGCATAAACTGCCGTTTTCCCTGCGAAGCGTTATATGGGAATGGCCGATGATCCCAACTAAATTTAAAAACAAGATTTGCCATTATGCTGTTACCCCGTCAATCACTTGGAAAGTCAAAGTTTCAGTGTGCTGCGCAGTGCCACTAACTACAGCTTTAATATCCATCTGACACAGTCCTAAAGGCCAAGTTGCAGTGCTTGCACTAGATTTAATATTCAGCCATCCCTTCTGTGTGCTTTGATTTAATGCTGCGCAAGTCAAGGTGGCCACAGCAGCACCATCAGCCAGAGCTTTAACCTGTGAAGTGAAGGTATAACCTGTAAGATCAATTGCACGGCGAACATCATCCGGTGGATACTGCAGGGACTCATCCATATCAACCAGCTGCAAGTTCAAGTTGAATGTGTCACCACGCTTAAAAACAAAATTGCTCATAAGTGATTCCTATAGACATAAAAAAACCACCGATGAGGTGGTAGTGAATAAGACATAAAATACCTCTCAAAAAGGAGGTCTCATAATTCAAATTAGTTTATATCTCTTGTTTCCTCCACTCGTAATACAGTAGTGCCCACCTCTAGGACCCACGCAATAATCCACCACAGCACATGAACAATCACTATCGTAGTAGGTTTTTTTCTGTTTTCTTTCAGAATGATGAGGATGAGATTTTAAGGCCTGATAATTATTTGACGTGGTTGATCGAGACTTTTGTTTAAAGCAACCATCCGTTTCACATAATAGCTTTGTTGATAACCACTGAGGTGATGAGGAATTTAAGGAAATACGTGCCCAGTTTCCTTTCGTCTCATAAATATCAACTTTTTCTCCACGTCCTAACTTTCCTACTACGTGACCGTTTGGTTTATCTCTAATATTTAAAGAATTAGTGTTGATATATTTTGATTCGATAACTTCCTCTACTGCACTCTGCGCATTTTCTGAGTCTGAAGTTTGTTTTGGAGAGTTATCATTGCCTGAACCAAAAATCCCTAAAGCTACTAATCCTGCGGCACCCCAGCCTAAAGTTGATTTTTTCATGTTTTACCATTTGTTATAAATTTCCATTACTGTAACAGAATGTAATCACAAATGATAATATGTTGAGGTCATTAAAAATAATCGCCTTGCAGTAGCTTTTTCTTGAACTCAAAGCTCATTATCTAAATCGACACTTACTCCAGTAACAACGTTATGTTTAGGTCCTCCGAGGCTGTCAACATTAGCCAAGCGTATATTCACATCAGAAACACATAGCTTGTTTTCAGATTGCCATTTGCTCAACTCAACAGACATAACATCTTCAAGATGTCTTTCCAGTTCTTGCCGTTTAATTTCGATTTCTTCTAAAGTCAGCATACATGACATATCAATTCACCTTATACCCAATGGTCACATTATACTGAATGAAGTCAGCATCTTTTCCCGCATAAATAGATTGGCCATTCAAACATTCTAAGTGTTCGATTGTGAAATATTCAAAATGTGCCAGCAATGCATCACTAAGAATCGTTAAAGCTTTCTCTCCCGTATGTAATCGATCAAAGCACTGAATCATGATATTACCAGTACGCCGGGTACATGGTTTATCTGCAATGCCAGAAGTAAAACTGGGACCACCTGCAATCGTTAAGCGGCACCAAACACCATCTTTAGGTACATTAAAGCTTGGTAAATTTGGATACTGGATTCTGTCTTGGGTAATACCTGTAAAGCTTTGCATGCGATCAATAATAGCTTGCCTTGTCTGCTCTAAAGTCATTGCCATTTTAGTCACCGTACTTTTGAGAAATAAAGTTAAACGTAAGGCCATAAATACCTTGTGGTGCTTGATCAGACCAGCCGTTTTCTAAACGTTCAGCATAAGGTTGGTTATTCTGAATGTAGACCAAATTGCCTAGCTTAATCTTCATTGCCTGAATTGCTGCATCGTTAATAGGGTTTGTTTCAGGTCCACGCACACCATAGTCTCCAGATCCAATTGAAACGATATGAGAAGCACGATAAGCGCCAGTATCAACAGGACTTAAATTAACTAAGGATTGTACAGTATCCATGACAATATGCTTCACATGGTCTTCTGCTGCTTTAGATACCTCAAGACTAAAACTAGTCGGCTTTTTCCCCTTCCATCCCATGATTTACCTCACTAGCTTCGAACATTTCAAATAGGTCTTGAGCGATTGCCCGAATCGAATATGCTTCACACTCTACACTTGGCTCTCGCTCACCCATTCTCCGTTTTACTATTTGCCAGATATGAACAGCTTCATGTAAAAGCAATCCATAAACTTGGAGTAGGTCTTTATCCGCCGTATCACCAATTTGGACGATTGCATATGCGCCATCAGAAAAAGTACTGACTTGTGCATCCGCTCCCATATCCAAAAATTGATCAGCTTTATCCATATCTTCAAATAACAAATCCATGTGTAGTTGATTTCGAGCGAGCGTGTACTGCACATGTTGGAATGGCGAGATATACCACTCAGGAACATAATCAAGATTAATCATTTAAGTCCCTATACTTTTCGAAGCTGACATTTCCAACTTGCACCAATTGGGTCCTGTTTAATATGCATGATTCGAAAGGTACCTTGCGCCGTACTCCATTCATCATCAATCATTGGCTCTTTGGTAACTTCATTCTGCAGCACAATAGCTTTTTTATCTGTTGCCAATACTCCAAGTGTTAAAATCTCATATTGGTTATACGAACCAAACAAAACGCCTCTCCCTTTATAATGCTCAATGATGTCTTCTGAAGTATTTGTTTTAGGGTTCCAGTTGGAACTAACAACCCTGTCACATGTAAAGGTATGAACGGCGTCCGCTAAATCTTCATTAAATGCTTCAGCAATATCTGCCTGAATTTCGTCACGTAAGCCCATTAGATTTTCCTAACAAAAAATACAGCTTTTCGTTTGCTGTAAGGCTTAATCAAATCAAAAATGAATTGCTCAATCGCACTAAGCTTTACTGATCCGTCCTGATATTCCTTTTCAGTTTCAACCGTATCAGCTTTGACTTTCTTACGTTTTAGTGCCTGTTCCTGTCCTTGATATAAGTCACCTTTCATAATGCCCTTAATGATTTGATATGAGGCAGTTTTTAGAGGTTCAGGAACTTGGGTAACGTCTTCATAAGGCTTAACGTTACGTGCTAATAGATATGCGTTGGCCATTTGAAGATATTGAGCCTTATCACTGGCAGACAAAGCATCAAAGCCTTCAACATGTTCTATCGCTTCTTGTTCAGTGATAAAGCTCATGGATTATTCCTTTGGAAGAAGCGCTAACAACTCATCTTTTTTAGCATCTGATTCAAATGCAATACCTTTTTCAGTTAACACAGCTCGAAGTTCATCAACTTTAAGCCCTGCATAGTTAATTGGTTGTGGTTGAGTATCACTTGGTTTTTGGCCGTCTTCAGGTGTTTGACCACCTTCACCTGCTTCCAGTTCAGAAATACGTGCTTTCATTGCCTCAGGATCATTTTGGAAGGCAATGAATTCACCTTTCAAAGTTGCCAGTTGTTTTTCGAGTTCAGCAATTTTTGTTTCTGTCATTTGTTGTCTTTCCCGTGCACGGTTAAATGATGAAAGTCCCATATGTGGATCTCCAAATAGTTAAGGCGGTATTACCCGCCTTTTTGTTATTTGATCTTGTGCTTGAATGCCACAATACGGATCTGTTTTGGATCGTAAACACGTTCCCAGTTACCGGCTGTAGCAAGACCGGCATTATTAGGTGCAATACCTGTCGCACCTGCCCATTTAATGCCACGAGGATGTAGTACAAAGTGACGGCGGTTAATAAGAATGTCAGTACCCGCTAAACTATCACGGTCAGTCTCTACACCAACTGGTGCGCCAATATCTTGGAAACCAATTGCACCTTGGCCAAACAAGAATGAGGTAAATACATCACCATCAACTGGCATGCCATCATCAACGATCACACGACGGTCCATAAAGGTTTTGTATAGAACCACACCATCAGCATCTCGAACAGTTTCGATTAAGCCTTGCTTGGCTAGTGCTGCCATTGTGAATGAGTGCATTGAAATCGC